GAAGACATTTCTTAAATTATCACACACATGAATAAAAAAGGAGGTGTAAGCTATGTCATACAAGTCTAAAGCTGATAGGATTCGAGAAAAGGTCAAGCAGGATTTGCTTAATCAGTTAGAACAAAAAGGACTTGACGGAGAGCATTATAAAAACTTGGTTGATGATTATATTTTCTTGTATAAGCAAAAAGAAAAATGCCAAAAGGATATTGATGAAAATGGTGTGATTATAGATTACACAAATTCTTATGGAAAGAAATCACGAAAGAAAAATGAATCGTGTGATATGATTTTAAAAACAAACAATCAGATGATTAAAATTCTTGAATTCTTAAAAATAAATCCAGATGAAAATATAGATGGAAGTGATAACGATGAGTTGTAGGCTTCCTTTTTTTGTTGAAAATTATTTTCAATTTATGGATGAAAACGTTGATTGTTTTTGTGATGATCAGTTCAAATTAAGAGAACTCATCATGAGAAGTTTTGAAAATGATGACATCTATGTTGATGAAGAACAAGCTAGAAAATATTTTTCTCTTGCAAGGTATCTCGATTTCAAAACAATGGAATGGCAGGAATTTATACTAGGCTTGCATCTATGTGTCTATTGGAGAAAAACAAATTTACCAAGATGGAGTGATTTGATATGCTACATGGGTAGAGGAAATGGAAAAGATGGAACGATTTCATTAGAAACAATGGATTTGATAAGCCCATATAATCCAATAAGAGAGTACGATGTAGACATATGTGCGAATAATGAGTTACAGGCAAAAAGACCTGTACGTGATCTTGTCAATTCATTTGAAAACAACAAAGCTAAATTGAAGAAATTCTTCTATTGGACGCAGGAAAGTATTCGTGGATTGAAAAATAATTCATATGCTTTAGGCCATACGAACAATGCAAAAGGTAAAGATGGCCTTAGAAGCGGATGTGTTATTTTTAACGAGTATCATGCTTATGAAAATTACGATAACATAAATGTCTTTACTACTGGCCTTGGAAAAAAGCCACATCCAAGACGTTCAATATATACGACTAATGGAAATGTCATAGATGGACCTTTGGATGAACTGCTGAAAAAATGTGATGATATTCTTAATGGAGATATTGAAGATGATGGAGTTCTTCCGTTTATATGTAGGATTACAAACAAAGAAGATATAGATGATGAGGTGAAATGGTATCATGCGAACCCCTCACTTTTTTATATGCCAAATCTTTTGAACGAAATCCGCAAAGAGTATAAGGAGTGGAAGGAAAATCCAGCAAGGCTTCCTGACTTTGCTACAAAAAGAATGAATTTTAGAGATACTAAAAATGAGTTAGCAGTAGCAAGTTGGGAAAATATCGAAAAGACAAAAAAAGAATATGATAAACCTTTGAAAAGGCATGAATGTGTATGTGGAATTGATTTTTCCAAAACAACAGACTGGGCAGCAGTTAATCTTCATTTTAAGGATGATGAAAAACGCATTGATATAAATCATGCGTGGATTTGTATGAAAAATCCTGAAATAGGAAGATTGAAATGTCCTTATGAAGATTGGGCGGACAAAGGGCTCATAGATTTGGAGTATGGTGTCGAAATAGCACCGGAAACAATCGTTGGATATATCGCCGAACAAAGTCGAATGTATAGAATACGTGCGATTTATATTGATTCTTATAGATACACGATATTACGTGAATGTCTTGAAAGAATAGGATATTCTACTGAAAGAAAAAATGTTTTTCTTGTAAGACCAAGTGACATCATGAAAGTATATCCTGTTATAGATAGATGTTTTGCCAATGGATATTTTCATTGGGGAGAACAGCCCCATTTAAGGTGGGCAACTAATAATGCCAAACTTATAAGGGCAAAGCGTTCTAAATTAACGGATAGTGATGTTGATATTGGAAATTTCTTGATTGGTAAGATTGAGCCAAAATCAAGAAAAACAGACCCGTTCATGGCATTGGTACATAGTATGGTCGGTGAAGATAAATTGAAATCTAAACCTAAGTCCAGTGCAAATATAAGAACTAGACCAAGAGTGCAGGTGTATTGAAAGGTGGTGAATAAATGAAGATTGTAGAATGGTTTAAGACGAATTTTCTTGAAGATGAAAAAGAAGATAAAAAAGTTGACTACAAGTTTGTCTGCCAGAAATTGGCAAGTGAAATCATGATAAGGGAACTTGCCTTTAATATGGTTGTCAATAAAATTTCAAGTGCTTTATCTAAGTGTAAGGTAAATGTATATTACAATGGCAAGCGTGCCAAAGATGAGGAATGGTATAGATGGAATGTTCAGCCAAATATTAATCAAAGTGCTAATCAGTTTTGGAGCAAACTTATTTACTGCCTTTACAATTACAATGAGGCTTTAGTCATTACAAGAGGAAATGAATTATATGTTGCAGATAGTTATGTTAAAAATGAAGATTACGCTTTTTTCGAGCATACATTTACAGGTGTAACGATAAATGGTTATGCCTTAAACAAGACCTACAGAATGAGTGAGGTTTTTTATTTTGAACTTAATAATCGCAATATAAGAAATTACTTAAACGGAACATTGCAGTTGTACAGTGAATTAATAAATGCTGCATATTCAAGTTATTTGGTGGCGAATGGAAATAAGGGCGTCTTGAATATAGACCAATTCGCCGAAAATTCAGAAGATTTCACAGAACAGTTCAATCAATTGCTGAATGAAGATTTTAAAACATTCTTTTCTAACGCCAATGCAGTATTGACTTTATATGAAGGCTTTGAATATAGCCAGTTAGACAATAAAGGAACTCAAAGCACTACGAGGGACTTTAAGGCTTTGTTAGATGATGTCATATCAATGACTGCCAATGCATTTAATGTTCCATCTTCTATTGCAAACGGGACTGTACAGGACACATCGAAAGCGATTGATGAATTTTTAACTTTCTGTATTGATCCACTGATTGAAATGCTAACAGATGAAATGAACAGAAAATCATTCAGCCCGTATCAGATAATTAATGGTTATTATTTCAAATTCAATACATTAGCCATTAAACACATTGATATTTTAGATATTGCAAACGCAATTGATAAATTATTGTCTAGTGGATTCACATGTATAAATGATTTAAGAATTTTAATTGGATTAGATCCGATTGATGAAGAATGGGCGAATCAGTTCTTCATGACAAAGAACTATGCACCTATAGAAGAATTATTAAACGCATTGAAAGGAGGTGATGAAACATGAAAAAGTTCTATCAATTGACATCACAGGATGAACAGAATGCTGAATTGTATATCTATGGAGACATCACCTCTTATAAATGGTTTGAGGACGATGTTGTAGCTTATGATTTAGCAAAGGAATTAATTGATTTAAATGGAAAGAATTTAAAGGTACGAATTAATTCTTACGGTGGCGAAGTGGCACAAGGCTTGGCTATTTATAATCTTCTAAAGGATTACAAAGGACAGGTGACAACAGTATGTGATGGTGTGGCGTGCAGTGCTGCGAGTGTCATCTTCATGGCAGGTACTCAAAGACTTATGCCACGCTCAAGTCTGTTATTCATTCATAACGCATGGACATATGCAAGTGGTAATGCGGAAGAATTGAGAAAACAGGCTGAGGAACTAGAAAAAATCACTCAACCATCAATAGAAATCTACAAGAGCGTATCTTCATTAGATGAAAGCGAAATCAAAAAGATGATGGATGAGGAAACATGGATCACTGCTGATGAAGCGATGAGTTACGGATTTGCTACTCAAGTCGTAGAAGATAATCCACAGCAATCTATGAAAGATGATATGATTTCTAGATTAGTTCACCAAAACAAAAAATTAGAAAAACAATTAAATGAAAAAGCTAATGAGCCAACACAGAAAAAGGGTTGGTTTTTTTAATGCAAAAAAGGGGGAATGAAAATGACATTAGCTGTTTTAAATCAAGACAAAACAAGAATCTATAACAAAATGATTGAAGCTATGCATAATCAGGATGCAGAGGCTTTTAAAAATGCATTTGAGGAAAATGCACAATTAATCCAAAATGAAGTATTAGAAAAAGCTAAGGAATTAGCAAATGTTCAAGACCAAAAAATCTTGGAACAAAGAGGTATTAGACAATTAACAGGACAAGAAAGAAAATTTTATGAAAAGTTAATCGAAGCCTCAAAGTCACAGGATTACAAACAGGCATTAACAAATCCTGATTTGGTACTACCTGAAACTGTCATTGATGCAGTGTTTGATGATTTACAAACAAATCATCCTTTATTGAATCATATTTCTTTCACAAACACACGAGGAGCAATCAAGTTCTTATTAAGTGAAAATGAATTCCAAAAAGCTGTTTGGGGTAAATTATGTGCAACAATCACAGAAGAAATTGATTCTGAATTTACAGTTATTGACATGACATTAATGAAATTATCTGCATACATTCCTGTATGTATCGAAATGTTGGATTTAGGACCTGTATGGTTAGATAATTATGTTCGCCAATGCTTATATGAAGCATTAGCAAATGGTTTAGAAGATGGTATTATCAACAACTTAAATACAACAACTGGACCTGTTGGAATGATTGCCAATATGACTACTGGAAGCGGTGGAGTTGGGCAGGCTACATTTACAGCTAAAACAGCCACACCAATTACAGATTTAAAACCAGCAACATTAGGTGTTGAATTGGCGAAATTAGCAAAAGATGCAGCAGGTAAGACACGTGCAATTCGTGACGTTGTGTTAATTGTCAATCCTGTTGATTATTTAACAAAGGTATTCCCAGCTACGACTATTTTAAGTGGTAATGGAACATACCAAAATAATGTCTTGCCTTATCCGATGACTGTTATCCAAAGTGCGGCAGTTGCGACAGGTAAAGCCGTATTAGGTTTAGGATATAAATATTTCATGGGAATCGGTATGGATTCTAGAGCTGGTCGTATCGAATATTCTGATGAATTTAAATGGCTTGAAGAATTAAGGGTATACAAAATTAAGCTATATGCTAATGGTATGCCAATGGATAACAACGCATTCCAATATTTGGATATTAGTGGTTTACAACCTGCTACAATTGCAGTAACCGTTGAAAATACTGTAACAACTACAGTTGATGGAACTGTTACAACAACTACAGCAGGTGGTTAATAAGGGAGGTGGCATAGATGCCCACTTTATTAGATTTAGTTAAGCAGTATCTTGATATTACATGGACGGATACTGCTACAGAAAACAAGTTAAACTTAATGATCAACAATGCCATTGCTGATTTGGATGAAAAGTCAGGAATGAAAAATGATTATACGCAATCAGGGAGGGCACAAACCCTCCTATTAACTCGCGTGATGTATGAATGGAGCAATGCTTTAGACGATTTCTATGTAAACTATAAAAGTGAAATTGTGGCTTTTATTAATAAGGCGAGGGTGCTAAATGCTAAAAGCGAAACGAATGAGTGAAAGCGAAACATTTAATGATGGAACGCTGAATGTATTAGAAGCAACTGATGGAATAATCAAAAAAAATCTTTTTGAAAATATCCATTGTGGATTCAAGACGTTTGGTGTGAAAAGATTTTTTAGTGCACAGGAAGCGGGAAGTGAAATTGAAAAGATGATTGTTGTGCCATTCAATGATGAAATCAAGAGAGACAATTTGATTGAACTCACAGATTTTAGAACACACACAACGTCGCTTTATGAAATTGTTATGCTTCAAATCCTTTATGACAGTGCACCAAAATCTTTGCAACTATCTTTAAGAAAGACAACGATCAATTATGTTGACGACAGATCAGATAATCAAACTTCTTGAAGATTATGATGTTCAGTGTGCTTTTAATCATTTCAATGAACCAGTCACACCACCTTATATGGTTTACAATATTTCATCAACTGATAACTTCAATGCCGACAATTGTGTATATCACCAAATTGATACTTTGGAAATAGAGCTTTATTCTCGCGTCAATCCACTGGAAGAAGAAAGAAAATTGGAGAAGTATCTTACAGATAATGGAGTTCTGTGGGATAAATCTAGTGACACTTGGATAGATGAGGATAAGGTCATGATGAGCGTGTACGAAATTGGCTAGAAAAGTAAAGTTAAATGAACTTGACAAAGCAATAAATGAAATATTGATGGGATACAGTGATGAAGTTATAAGTGATACCAAAGACGGAGTTGATGAAGTAACGCAAGAAGCGTTATCCATTGTTAAGTCAAATGCTCCAGTTGAAGAAAAATCAAAGAGAAAAGGGAAATATAAAAGATCATTAAAGAAAAAAACAGTATATGAAAGCGTGACCGAAAAAAGAAATGTAATCTATGCGGGTGAGTACCAATTAGCTCATCTTCTTGAAAAAGGCCATGCAAAGGTAAATGGAGGAAGAACAAAAGCACAACCTCATTTTCAATATGGAAATGATTATGTGCTAGATGAACTTCCAAAAATAATAAAGAAAAAGATAGGAGGAAAATAAAATGCCAGAAACAAATAAGGTAAGATATGGTCTTTCAAACGTCCATGTTGGAACTGTCACAATGGGTGATGGAGCACCTACATTCAGTGCTCCAAAAGCATACCCAGGAGCAGTTAACATGACATTGGACGCAGAGGGAGAACAGTCAATTTTCTATGCTGATAACATCGCATATTATGTAACCAATTCAAACAATGGTTATACAGGAGAACTAGAAATGGCATATTTGTATGATTGGTTTGAAACTGAATATTTAGGTAATAAAGAATCACAAGAAGGAATGATTGTTGAAACGAGTGACGTCCCTACTCAAATGGCTTATATCATGTTCCAATTTGAAGGTGATGTTAATGCAACAAAATACATTATTTATAACGCAACTTTCTCTAGACCATCTTTAGAAGGAAGCACCCAAGAAGATACGACGGAGCCAAATACGACAACTATTCCATTCACGTCTGTTCCACTTGTTACAGAGTTTGGAAAAATTGTACGTGCAAAAGTACCATCTACTGCATCAAACTATGCAACATTCTTTAAGACTGCACCGACAGTTCCAACAGCTAAATCAGAATAGGAGATTGAAATATGTATAAAGTAATTACAATCGAAAATAAAAAAATTCCAATGATTACAAATGGATCTATTCTTATAGATTACAGAAAATTTTTCAATTCTGATATGTTAGGGGATTATCTTCAATTAAGCTATTCTCTAAAAAACAATGATTTTGAAAAATTTGACTCATTGGCTGTTGCAAGAATGATGTGGGTATGCGCTTATCAAGCTAACAATAAAATACAAGAATTTGAGGATTGGTTAAAGAGTTTTAACAATCCTTTTTCTTTTTATGAACATTTAGATGATTTTATAAAAATGATGGAAAGTGGATTGAAAACAAACGTAAAACCAAAAAAGTATCAACAGGGGAAGAAGAAGTAACATATGAGTCGCTTCTTCTTTCTGCTTTTAGAGTAGGACTTACCTTAAATGATTTCAAAAAATTAGAAATTGGAATGATTATGGACATTATATTTACATTTGTTAATTCAATGGAAGAAAGCGATAAAGAAAAACAAAGGGTAAGAAATGCAACACAAGAGGATTTTGATAGATTCTAGGAGGTGATGAGTTGATGGCAAAGAGTAAAATAGCAGGATTGACAATTGAAATCGGTGGAGATACATCCGAACTTTCAAAAGCTTTAAAACAACCAAACAACGAAGCAAGAGATTTACAAAGCAAATTAAAAGCTATTGATCAAGCACTTAAATTCGATCCAAACAATACTGAATTGTTAGAGCAAAAGTTCAGATTGTTAGGGCAGGCTATTGATAGCAATGAACAAAAATTGCAGATGCTGAAAACTGCACAGGAGCAATTCAAATCCAGCGGGAAAGATATTGATAGCTCTGAATATATTGAATTGCAACGTCAAATCGCTTTAACAACTAATAAAGTTGACCAATTGCGAAAACAAAGAATAGACATGATGGTTGATACATCGGAAGTCAAGGAAGCAAATAATGCTCTTGATGATATGGAAAAGAACATGGACGATGTAGAAAAATCATCATCCACTTTCAGGGATGCGTTAAAAGGTGCAATAGTTGGTTCTGGTATAGTTGAAGGTGTCAAAGGATTAGTTAGTTCTCTTTCTGATATGGCGGAGGAATCCAAAGAAAATATTAAAATCATGTCGTCTTTGGAAACATCTTCAAAATTAGCCGGATATTCAGCAAGTGAAACATCTGAAACGTATAAACAGTTATATGGAGTTCTTGGTGATAATCAAACAGCAGCGACAACCACTGCTAATCTACAAGCGTTAGGATTAGAACAGGATAAACTTCGACAGATAACAGAGGGTGCAATTGGTGCTTGGGCGAAGTATGGAGATTCAATTCCAATAGATGGTCTGGCAGAAAGCATCAATGAAACTGTAAAAACTGCAACAGTTACAGGTAACTTTGCCGATGTACTAAACTGGGCAGGCACGAGCGAAGATGATTTTAATGCAAAATTACAAAAAGCTAACAGTACAAGCGAAAGAGCGAATATCGTTTTACAAGAGCTCACCAAACAAGGACTTATAAAAAGTGCTGATGCATGGAGAGATAATGCAGGGGCACTTGTAGATGCAAATGAGGCACAAGCTGAATTTGAACAAGCTACATCACAACTTAGTCAAGTTGTTCTTCCTATTACATCAAAAATTCAAAGCAGTTTAGCAAATATGCTAAAACCTCTTGCAGATTTAATAACTGGTAATATTTCGTTTGAACAATTCTCTACTCAGATGTCAAATGGGCTAATGTCTATCATGACATCAATTACAACATTAGCACCACAATTTATCCAAAAAGGATTAGAAATATTAACTAATATATCTTTAGGATTCGCACAGGGTTTTCCTGTGTTTTTATCTAATGTTTTAACTCTAATTCAAAATTTTGGAAATTATTTAACTCAAAATGCACCGACAATTATTCAAAAAGGATTTGAGATATTGTCCAATCTCGTACAAGGCATCATTAATGCGTTGCCAGTTTTAATTTCTCAAGTGCCACAAATAATAACGACATTTGCAAATGTCATTAACGATAATTTTCCTATTATCTTGATGAAAGGAGTAGAGTTGTTATGGCAATTGATAACAGGTATTTTATCTGCAATTCCGGATTTGATAGCAAATATACCACAAATTATAGAAGCAATTGTAAGTTCAATTATGGCGTTTCAATGGTTAAACCTTGGAAAAAATATTATGAATTTCTTTGGTAATGGAATTAAATCTATGGTGTCTTCTGTAGGATCAAGTGCAAAATCCATTTATAACTCTGTCGTGAACACACTTAAATCATTGCCGGACAGTTTGAAAAATTTAGCTAAAAATATGATGAATGGATTCTTGAACGCAATAAAAGGAGCTATTGGAAGTGTCAAATCCGCTGCAAAATCAGTGTTCAATGCTATTTGGAACGGATTGAAATCGCTGCCTTCTAAAGTTGTTTCTATTGGTAAAGATTTGGTTCGTGGCATATGGAATGGAATCGGTGATATGACAGGATGGATTATTGATAAAATCGGTGGATTTGCCGATTCTGTAGTTGATAGTATCTGCTCATTCTTTGGAATCGCATCTCCTTCAAAGGTCATGAAAAAGCTTGTAGGTAAGAACATCGCTGCCGGTATCGGCGTTGGTATTACAGACAATGAAAACTTAGCATTGAATCCGTTAAGACAATTAGAAAAAGAAATGACATCGTCATTCAATCCAAATGTTGCTGCGTCTGTGACACAGGCATTGAATTACAATGGAACAATAACAGTTGAAAGCCCAATACAAGTAGACTTGGACGGAAAACCAATCTATAACAATGTCGTTCGTAGAATTACCAAAAATCAAGGTAATAGAATGGCTTTTCAGGGGGTGTAGAAGATGTACTATTTTATGCTAGATGAAGAAAGCAGTGTAAGACATAATTTTGTTGTCACAAAGCGCCCAGATATTCCATCTGTAAAATACAATTATAACGAATATGATATACCTGGGCGAGATGGTAAGCTATATGAAAATCTTGGAACTGTAGATGACATTGTAATAGATATTGAATGCAATTATATATCCAATCCAAGCTTATGGCATTCACGTTGGAGAGAGATAAAGAAATGGCTTTTGAAAAAACATGATTTTCTTTCATTTAGTGATGATATGGAATATTGCTATCGAATCAAAAAGATAGAATTAGGCACGAACGAGAGAGAGGTCATTGTAAGTGGTTCTTTCATAATTACATTTACATTAGAGGGTTATGTGTATTTGAAATCAGGGCAGATTGAATATCTTTATTCAACTGTCCTTTTCAATTCATATGAAAAAACTATGCCTAAATTTATCATTTTAGGCGAGGGAAATTGTACTCTTACAGTAAATGGAACAGAATGCACATGTAATGTAGGTCAAAATCTTATTATAGACACGTATTTAAGATTATCTTATAGAAAAGATGGAACATTGCAAAACACCTCTATAAATGCAGATTATGAAGATTTAATGCTATTAGAGGGTGACAATGATATAAGTATAACTGATGGATTTGAATTGAGAATAGTACCAAATTGGAGGTGCTTATAAAAATGATACAACTTTATAAAAGTACAAATACAGATTATGAAATGAATGGGGATTATACTCTATCCCCATTATCATGTGAATTTGAATGTAATTTAAACGATACATGGTTATTAACCATAGAGAATCCTACAGATAATTCTTTAGAAGATTTTACTATAGGAGCTGTTGTTAGTGCTCCTACTCCATATGGAGATAAACAATTGTTTAGGATATATGATGTATCGAAAGATGATGATGGAATAATTGCAAGTGCTTTTCCTATCTTTTTAGATGCTAGAAATGATTGCTTTTTGTGGGATGTAAGACCTAACAATGTTACAGGTCAAACAGCACTAAATCAAATGATCACAAATAAAAAATATAGCGCAAGTTCCAATATCACGAAAACATCTACAGCTTATTATGTTCAAAAAAATCTTATAGAGGCATTAAATGGAGATGATGATAATGCTTTCTTAAAACGCTGGGGTGGAGAAGTCGCTTATAACAATTATGAGATCATCGTCAATGATAGAATTGGAAGCGATAACGGATTAAGGGTTGAATTTGGATTTAACTTGTTAGGAGTAAGTGAACAGATCAACAATGAAGATATTGTTACAAGAATTATTCCAAAGGCTTACAATGGTTATATTTTACCAAACAATGAAACGGTAGATAGCCCTTTAATCAACAACTATCCTATTGTATATACAAGAGTTATTGAATACCAGGATATCAAATTAGCTGAAGATGCCCAGGAAGATGATGCAGAAAATGGAATCACTGTATGTGATACATTAAATGATCTTTATGCAGCATTAAGAAATAGAGCACAGAAAGAATTTGAAAATGGTATTGATATACCATCAATCACTTATGATGTTGACATGGTTGATTTGTCAAGGACAGATATATATAAAGATTACCAAGATTTATTAAAAGTAAATCTTGGTGATACTGTTCACATAAAACATAGAAGATTAGGAATAGAGACATCTGCAAGGGTTATCACATTAACGTATGATTGCATTACTCAAAAAGTTGAAAATTTAGTTCTTGGAGATTATGAGAAAAATTATTTCAATGATGTATCTTCAATCACTCATTCGGTCAGTCAAGTGATAAATCAATCTAATAACACTTTGATGGCAGATAGAATTGCAGGCGTACTAAACCTGATGTATACATCATTAAGAGCACAGAAGGATATTGCACAGAAGCAAGATGTAAGAGCTATTTTATTTGAAGATTTAGATCCTGATAGTCCTAACTTTGGAGCATTATGTATCGGAACTCAAGGATTGGATATTGCAAAAGAAAGAAACGAAACAAACACTGATTGGTTGTGGGGAACTGCTATCAATTTTAACAGTATTAATGCTGATTATATGATTACTGGTATTCTTACAGATAAAAATGGAAAATTCTATCTGAACCTAGATACTGGTGAATTACGAATGAAAGATGGAAATTTTGTTGGAAATATAAATGGTGGAAATATCACTGGTGTAAATATTGTTGGGTCAACATTTAAAGTTACAGGAACAAGAACATATAATGTTTCGAGCGGTGATCCAGACAAAATAATTCAAGCAATATCAGGAAATTATACACCAACAGCACAAGAAATGATGAATTGGGATATTGACAATGATGGAAGATTAGGTGCATCAGATATGATGTATGTTGAAAGAATGTTAAATGGTCAATTGTCAAAAACATTTAACGTTGAGATAGATTTGAGAATAGAAAATAATGTTCCAAGAATTATATTGAGACAATATAATTCTCAAAAAGAATTTAAAACAGAATTATCATATGGGTCATTGGTTACCGAGGCTGTAGAAACGACTAGATTGAATAGTCAGTTGCAAATAAAATCTAACGTAATAACATTAGGGAATGATGATTTTGGATATTCTTTTGGTCATGGTGAATATGAAGACTCATTTGGTAAAAAAGGTAAATATATACATTTTATTCCTTCTTGGATAGATTCAAAGCAAGGAAATTCTGAAAAAGCTGATTATATTAGCTTTGATGGCGACTTGATATCAGGTTACATGAGAATGAGAACTGGGAAAGGTGATTATTTATCAAATACATATCTTTTTCATGATAATATAGCAGGATATATGTGCTTAGGTGTTGGTGATGGATATGTTGATACATATGGAGGAAGATTATATCTAGATTTCAAAGATGCCGGTGGTACTAACGATATGTATGTTAGACCTAGATCAAATGGTAAAACAACACTTGGTAGTACATCGTATAGATTCTATAGGTTATATAGTTCTCTTAGTCCTGACATTAGCTCAGATAGAAGAATAAAAGAGGATTTTACACAATTCGATGAAAGATATATAAAATTATTCGAACTTCTTAAACCTACAATATATAAACTCAAATCATTACCTGATGATAAATCTAAATTAGCTGGATTTATAGCTCAAGACATAGAAGAAGCAATGAATACATGTGGGATCAACAAAAGAGAATTTGGCATTTATAAATATGATGAAGAAAATGATTCATATTCATTGGTTTATGATATGTTCATACCGCTAATGATTTATTATATTCAGACAAAAGAAAAAGAATTAAAAATCTTTAAAGACAATATTGAAAACAGGTTATCAGAGCTAGAAAAAACATTTAATAATTTATCGAAAGGAGAAGCGTAATGATACAATTAAGTAGAAATGGATTGAGATTACAATCATTAACATCGCTTGATGAAAGCCAGGGATCTTCAAATGTGAAAGTAAGCATTCAAAATGATGGAACATATACAAATTACAGCACACAATTGCATTATGGATATTATGTACACGGTTTTTCATATACAAAAGGAATTGCTCGATATGAAAACGGTGTTTTTATTTTGCCACGAGAAGCATTTGAACAATATGGTCTATTAAATCTGTCAGTTCTTCTTGTATCCTCTGATGAGGAATTGATGACAAATCAGGTGCAATTTATCGTCCAGGCTGCACCACGTGGAGATATGGTGATTGATGATATTCCATCAGCACAGCAGCAAGTGTTGCAATTAGTACAGACAACCTTAGATCAATATGCTCATACAATTAATTTAAATAAAAATGAGATAGCTGTTTTAAAAACAAGGATGGACAGTTTTACTTCTTTGCAACAAGGTTCGACGACTGGAGATGCCGAACTAATTGATGGTCGTGTTGGATATGATGGAAAAACATATGAAAACATCGGTGATGCAATCCGTGGACAAGTTAGTCAACTTTCTGATGAGATTGATGGAGTCGTGGTCAACACTAAAACTATTAATATGTTTGATAAAAGAATGACAACTAAAGGTTATTATGTTGATTATGCATCTGGTACTTTGAGACAAAATAGCCTTTATCACGCTAGTGATTTTATTAGAATTGACCCTAGTAAAATATACAAAGTTATTAATAGTTCAAATCAGCAGTTGGCACTTTTTGACGAAAATAAAAAATACATCACCGGGTATAGTAAAGAATCGGAATGGCTAAAAGCTATGCAAGACGGCAATATTGATTCTAGGGTTGCTTATGTGAGATTAACTATTCATGATAGACGTATTGATACAACAACAATGTATGAATATAATGGAAAAGATTATTATGTTTCTGCACCATACGGTGGAGAAGTAAATGAATATAATTTATCAAATGAAATTAAAAAAAATTATTATGATAATTTGATTTACAGCGCTCGTAAAAAATTTATTATAGAATCCATACTTAACGAAGGAGTGTGTTCTGAGGATAGTATGATTTTTGAAAGTGACATTAATAAAGTAACTTTTAAAAAAGATTTTCTAAATTTTGGCAATTATATAAGAGCAAATTTTGATTTGGTCAACGATTACAAAAATCTAAAAATTGGTGATAAAGTTAAAATAAAAACAAAATTCTTTTCAAATGTTGCTGATATAGAAAATTATGTTTTAATCGGCGTTAATCAATTTAATACCGGTAATTATATCAATAATAAAAATATCAATATTCTTGATTATGATGAAGAAAGTCAATTGTATGAATATGAATTACTTGTAGATTTTAAATTGAAAATTAACTATGGTTTAATGTTGTATTTTCAAATTAATATAAATGACCAATTATCGAATGATATTATTATAATTATTGATAATTGTTGTTTAATGAGTGATAGTTTTATTGATTATATTATTGATAAAATCGATAAAGATAAGGAAGAAATAAATGATACTACAATTTTGGAAGTAGGAACAGGAAAACAATTCACTAAATTATCCGAAGCATTAAAAGCAATAGTTGATCCATCAATGGAAAATAAATATGTCGTTTATTTTTATGGTAATGGTGAAGAATATGACCTATATGATGAAACTATCGCATGGAATGAAGAACAACCAGAAAGTAAAAAAATAGGTTTATTAGTTCCGGAATATACAACTATTGTCGGTGTGGGCGGAAAAGATAAATGTATTTTAGCTTTACGCTTACCTGAAGAAGAAAAGAGCATGAGTATATCACCTTTAAACATTAAAGGTTCGTCTTGTCTAAAAGGTTTGACAATTATCTCAAAAAATACACGCTATACAGTTCATGATGATTATTACGACAATCTTAATAGTACAAGATTGATTGAAGAATGCACATTCATAAGTGAGGGTAACACTTTACATCGTGTTTGGGGTTCTGGATACCGTTCTGGCTTTGACTGGAGATTTAGAAATTGCATCTTTAAAACGGATGTACTAGATGAGTATTGTGCATCTTTTCATAACAACGTTTATTTTGCAACACCAGCTAGAATTACATTTGAAAATTGTAGATTTATAAATAATCAACAAACAACACGAAAAAATGTAACTCTACAAACACTATTCGATAATGCTAATAATATTATCAATGATATATACTTTTATGGATGTAAAATTAGTTCGCTTGAAATAAAGGAAGAGAACGTTTCTTTATACGGAAGTGGTATTTTAACTAAAGTCAGTGGATACGGTAATGATATTAAAACTGATGATGTTACCATATCTAACACAGATGAAAAAGATTATTCTTCTTATGTGGATTTAATTTAACATTATAGGTAGATTTTTGACTTGTTTAAAATTAACAAATTAGGACGAAAGTTAACTAAACACTCATATCTGATGAGTGTTTTTGTTTTGAGGGAGGTGAGAGTAATGGATAGTGGGAAATTTTTAGAAATCTGTAAAAAAGAAGTTGCAAAATATGCGAATGATCATCTGGATAAGACTGATAACAAACAGATCACAGAAGATGATGTATATGTAGTTTGGGTATGTAAAACATTACATAATAACAAAGCGTTATTAAGCACAACATTATCAGATGGTATGTATTACGAACTAACATACAATGGTTGCAAAAAAGAATTATATTTTGACGCATATAAAAAATTTGAAAATAAATGTATCAAATTATGAAGAAGGTGGAGGTTATGAAAAAAATGGAAAAAATTTTCAGTAGCATTGTAGCAGTTATTGCTACTTTTTTTACATATTTATTTGGAGGATGGGATATTGCACTTATTGTGCTTATGACATTTATGGCATTGGATTATATAACTGGTGTCGTTTATGCTGTGATTAATAAATCTTTAAATTCAAATATTGGATTTAAAGGTTTAATTAAAAAGTGTATGATTCTTGTTGTTTTAGTTGTTGCAGTGTTATTAGATAGAATGATCAATGGAGAATCATGGGTATTTAGAACTCTAGTTTGTTATTTCTATATTGCAAATGAAGGTATTAGTCTATTAGAAAATGCATCAAATCTTGGAGTTCCAGTGCCAAACAAAATAAAAGATGCTTTAGAACAATTGAATAAAGATGATGAACAAGAGTAGTTAAAATGACTACTCTTTTAGATTGCAAATTAATATTATAAATTAGGAGGAAAGTTTTATGGCTTATGTTTATGGGTTAGATATTTCAAAACACAACGGGGCTTTAGATTTTGATGCCATTAAAAAGGCAGGAAATGGCTTTGTTATCATTAGAGCTGGATATGGGAAAGAGATTTCTCAAAAAGACCCAAAGTTTGAAGAATATTATAAACAGGCTAGAGCGGTTGGACTAGATGTTGGAGCATATTGGTATAGTTATGCAATGAATGCAAGTGATGCAAAAAAAGAAGCCCAAGTATGTTTAGAAGCAATCAAAGGAAAGACTTTTGAGTATCCAATTTATATCGATATGGAAGATGCTGATCATTATAAAGCTGAACGTGGTATGCCTTCAAATGCTGTTTTATGTGACATTTGCGAGGTGTTCTGTGAAGAATTGGAAAAAGCAGGTTATTACGCAGGAATCTATGCGAGTGAATCATGGTTTAATGGAAAACTAAAGAACGTATCAAAAAGCTATGACAAGTGGTTAGCAAACTGGGGCGATAATGATGATCAATTAGAAAGTGATGAACTGAAAACAGCATATAGAATTCATCAGTATACATCTATGTATAAGATTGGATCTAAGAGATTTGACAGAAACGTAGTGTATAGCTTCGACTATCCAAAAGTAATTGAAGAAGCTGGGTTAAATGGGTTCAAGAAAGGTTCTACACCATCAAAACCAACAACGCCACAAGGAAGTACATTAGATTTGGCATATGAAGTCATGTTGGGTAATTATGGTTCAGGAGATGCACGAAAGAAAGCATTAGGAAGTCGATATGATGAAGTTCAAGACTTCATTAATCATATTGACAGTGCAAGCACAGATACATTGGTAAAAGAAACAAAAAATGGAAAATATGGAAATGGAAATGTAAGAAAAGTCGTTTTAGGTGACAGATACAAATCTGTTCAAGACAAGATTAATGCTGGAACTTCCACTAAAACATTAAAAGAAGGAGCAAAGATTAAAATTAAAAAAGGTGCAAAAGACATGAATACTAAAACTACATTTGCCTCATTTGTGTATTCAAGTACTTATTATGTGCAAGATTTAGGAAGTAATTATGTTGTCTTTGGTCCTAAGGTTAATGGTGCATCAACTGGTAAAGTTAAGAAAACAGATGTGACGGTACAATGATATTTGTATTAATAAAAGACCGAGCACAAACAGTTGATCATGAGTATATGCCTTTGTGGTTATATTCTCGTCCGTTGTATGTAATTAAAGAAACAGAAGATACTGTCATTGTAAGATACAACAATTCAGAATTCTACACTTACGAATTTAATAAGAAATATATAGAAAAAAGCCTCTAGCCATTGTGGTTAGAGGTGTTTTTTTTACAAAAAAATAAACTTTTTATCAATTTATTCTTTACAAAATGTAAATAATAGTGTATAATATAAGTGTAAGGTAAAGGAGAGATGAAAACATGAAAACAACAAACGAATTTGAATTAATCAGTAAATTAATTGAGAGCTATAAAAGTTCTTCAAGAAATAATAACAAATTTGAAAGATTTGTTAAATCCACAAAGTGGGATGAAGTTTATGAAACTTTAGACGAAACAACAATTTACCAAAAAGCTGATGTTACTTTAGAAGTTATGAGTTTGAATCCATTTGACAGTATAAAGCCATTATTAATGGTTGGAACTGAATTGATTTATTTATAAAAGGTCAAGGCTCTACCTTAAAAGAGCCTACTAAAGAAGAAAGAGAGGAAAAGAAAAATGATAATAAAGACAATCGAAAATAAAGAAAATGAAACAAAATTTGATATTTACAAATATGAAGACGGAACTTATGGATATAAGTATTATGAATTTTTTGAACAATGTGGTTGGAGATATGTTTCAAAAAATAGATACCCATACACAAAAGAAGCTATTGAGTTTGATTTTGATATAAATTTAGATTAAAGGAGGTGAAAAGATGAAGTTAAAAAATGCAAGAGTTTACTTAGGATTGACACAAGAAGAATTGGCTAAAGAGTTAGGAATTTCAAGGGTAACAATAAACAAATGGGAAAATGGCATTTGTTACCCTAAAACTAGCTTTTGGAAAAAAGCAAGTGATTATTTTAAAAGCAAAGGAGTTGATTTAGAATGGTAGATTTTATTTTATTTATTTTAGGGGCTATTTTACAAACAATTGGAATGTTATGTGTGCTATGTATACCCCCTTTAATTATTGAGTTAAGGAGAGCAAAAAATGAGGATAAACAGTAAAAGTCAAAAGTTCGCTATGTGGTTCAGTTGGATAGGGACTGCAATCGTCATAGCACTATATATTTTATATTATTTTATAAAAGAGGTAAGCTAATATGGAAGAAATGGAACAATACAAAGATGAATTGGATAGCATTATTTCAATGCTAAAAGATTTGAGAGAAGAAGAAGAATTGAAGTTGATTCATGGTTATGAATATTGCGTTATATGTGATTCTATCAATTTGTTATTAGACGCAAAAGAAAGTTTTGAAAGAAAAATCGAAGAATTAAAATATATGGAGGAATAGAGAATGGAAACAAAAGAAATGAATATTTTTCAAAAAATGGAAGCAATAACAAATGAGTTAGGGTTTGTTGCAAAAAATTTGAATGTTGCAGTGTCAAAAAATAACTCATACAAAGCAACAGGAGAAGTTGATGTTTTAGAAGCAGTTAAACCTTTAGAAAACAAATATGGTGTATATTCTTATGCTATTGATCGTGAGATTATTGAAAGTGATACACTTACACAGAACACTCAATATGGTGAAAAAACAAGTTTATTTTTAAGAATGAAAGTTACTTATAGATTTGTAAACACAGACAATCCACAAGACTATATTGAAACAATTTCATTTGCAGAAGGAATTGACAGTGGCGACAAAGCAAGTGGTAAAGCTATGACATATGCCGATAAATATGCATTAATGAAATCATATAAGATTAGTACAGGAGAAGACCCAGACCAAAAAGCAAGTGAAGAATATAAAAAGCCAACAAAAAAAGTTGCAAAAGAAATAAAAGACAATAGAAATACAATTATCCATGAAGCATATACAAAAAGCGATAAATTCAAAAAAGTATTATTAGGAGTTCTTAATGGAAGAAAGAGCATTGATAATTTATCTAGTGAAGAAAAAGACAGTTTAGTTGAAATGATTAACACATCAAAAGAAAGTTTAGGATTATAGGAGGAATAAAAAAATGGAATATTTACAATTACAACAAGAAATTGAAAGTTTAACAATCACAAATGATGAAGAATTAGAAAATGCTAACGAATTAGCTAAAAAAGTAAATAAAGCGATTAAAGAAGTAAAGGCTTCGCACAAAGATGAAATCGCAAAGTATCACACTTTGCATAAAGAAGCAAAAGCTAAAGAAAAAGAAGAACTTAAACCATTAGAAAAAGGAAAAGAAGTTATTAAAAAAGCTATTGGAGATTATATGAAATCTCTTGAAAAATTAAAAATCGAGCAACAACAAGAAGCTGAATTGTTTGGTTTAGAAATAAAAACAGAAACACCTGATTTAAAAGGAACACATATTAGAAAAACATGGAAAGCTAGAATTGTTGATGAATCAAAAGTACCAATCAATTATGGTAAAATGTGTATTCGTGAAATTAATATGTCAAAATTAAATGACATTGCAAAATATACAGAAGGTAAAGCAGAAATTGAAGGAGTTGAATTTTATCAAGAAGAAACAGTGGTGGTAAGATGAAAGACATATGCAAAGTTAAAGTGCTAGAAAATAACATTCTAGCACTAAAACTTAACAGACCTATTGAACTTGATGAATCTAAAAAATACGAAGTAAACATAAAAGAATACAAGCATAAACGCTCGTTAGAACAAAATTCTTATATGTGGGCATTAATAAGCGAGATAGACAAAAAACTCAATGGAGGACGCCCAAACGAGCCTATAAACGTATATATTCAATGCTTACAACGTGCCAATGCAAAATATGACTTTATATATCTAGTCCATGAAGCAGTTGATGAAATGAAAAAGAAGTTTAGGGCAATGGAATATATAGGTAATGTAAATGTAAATGGAGTTAATTTAGAAAATTGGAAAGTATATTATGGATCAAGTACAATGAACACAAAAGAGATGAGTAACTTAATTGATTGTGTTCTCGATTATGCAAGTGAAGTAGGAATAGAAGATATTGATAATTATTGGCAAGAAATATTGAAAGGATGATAAGAATGACTGCTAAAGAAATGTTTGAAGAAATAGGGTATGAAATAATACAAAGTGATGAAAATAAAATAAATTATTCAAATGGCAATTTTTATATTGAATTTGATTTGGAATATAGAGAGTATATGTCTTGCTCATACAATGATGATTTGCTTCCAATAACGTTAGAAGAACACAAAGCAATCACTCAACAAATGAAGGAACTTCATTGGATAGGAGACAATTAAATGAAAGAAATTTGGAAAGATATAAAAGGCTATGAAGGAATTTATCAAATTAGCAATTTAGGAAAAGTTAAATCGCTAAAAAGATACAAGAAAAATAAATCAAAATTACAATTAGTAAATGAAAAAATCTTAAGTAATTACACTAATAGTAAAAACGGATATGTTTATGTTTACTTGTGTAAAGATGGTAATTACAAAAATGTTAGATTACACAAATTAGTAGCACAAACATTTATAGAAAATCCTATGAATTATAAATATATAAATCATATTAATGGAGATAAAACAAACAATAATGTAAATAATTTAGAATGGTGTACGCAATCATATAATGTTATTGATAGTAGAAAAAGAAATGGTTCTTATGATAATGATAATAAAATAATTAGGCTATATAAAATATATAAAAATTGCAAAAAAGTTGCTAATATAGTTGGTTTTTCTAGTGAAAATATAAGACAGATATTAAAGAGAAATAACGTTCATATATATTCAAAACATGAACAAAGTTTATTAAGAAATGGGTGGTTAGATGACTAAAAAAGAATATTTAAGCATATTGAATCAAATAGCACTTAATTATGATGCAGAATATGTCAATGAGTGTCATGACGATTTCTGTATTTCAATGAGAAAAAATATAAAGCAACTTGAAAATCTAATCAAAGAACACTTTGATAATCCACCACTATTTCTTAGCGATTTAGAAGATGAAAAAACTTATTGGCATATGGATTATGGTTGGATAAGAATTAAAAACGTTCTTTCTTATGATTGTATAGTTATTTCAACATTAACAAGTGACGGATATATTATAACATCATTTGAAGAAGATATGTTTTACAGAAAGAAGGTAGAAGATGAATAGTGTTGATCGTGTAACATCAAAATCAATCATAACAAACAAGCCATATTGTTTAGAATGTGGAAGTTACAATAGTTTAGAACTTCACCACTGCATACATGGTGCAAACAGAAAGAAAGCAGACCAAGACGGATTATTCGTCTTGCTTTGCACTAACTGTCACAAAAAACTTCATAGCGTGTCAAGTGAATTAGATTTAAAATACAAACGCTTAGCACAGAAAAGCTATATGAAATATCACACATTAGAAGAATTTATGACTAGGTATCATATAAATTATTTATGAGAGGTAGATGATGATTGTAGGAGGTGCAATTAATGGAGATAACAATAACAGGTAATCCAATAACAAAAAAGAACCATTCACAAATTATAAAAGCAGGGAATAGGCATATGCTTATTCCTAGCAAGCAATATAAAGCGTATGAGCGTGATTTTGTATTACAGTGTATAAAAATAGGGGTAAGCGATAAAAACCTCTCTAAACGCTTAAATATCGCTTGTGTTTACTATATGAAAACAAAACGCAAAGTAGATTTAACTAATTTATTAAGTGCGACAATGGATTGCCTTGTAAAAGCGAAGGTTATTGAAGATGATAACTGCAATATAGCATATAGTCATGATGGCTCACGAGTATTTTATGACAAAGACAATCCAAGAGTTGAAATAACAATAAGCGAGGTGTGATAATGAAAAAATAATTAACCATATAAAACTATGGAATTATTGGAGAAAGAAAAACATTAATAATAAATTTTATAAAATTATGGTTTTATTACGTTTAGCACATTCTCCAACTTTTGAAATGGAAAAGAGGTATAACAATGGATAAATTGAATTAAAAAGTAGAACGCATTTTACGAACTAAACCACAAACAAGAAATGATGATTTTCTTTTAATAAACGAAGTTTACAAAGAATATATAAGCACTCAATCAATGTCATTTGATTTGTTGTCTAGAATGCACAGAGAACTAGAACTACCACCTTTTGAATCTATTACACGAGCAAGAAGAAAGATACAAAAAGAAAATGAAGAATTGAAAGCGTGTGATGTTGTAGAACTAGCAAGAACAATTCAAGAAGAAAAATATTGAGATTATTACAAAAAATAATCTCTTTTTTTAATATTGTTATTTACAAAATGTAAACAATGTGATATAATATATATGTAAGGTAAAGGAAAGAGGTAATGAAAAATGTTAGAAATTAAAGATTTAGACAAATTTAGTGAAATGGTAGAAATTACAGAAACAGAAAGAAAAATTGTTAAAAAAGCAAGACAAAGAAGAATTAAAGAATTAGTTGAACAAGGTATTGATAAAACTTTAGCAACTGCAATGATTGATAGTTATGTATCATGTGGAATATTAAATGAATGGTAAAATTAAAGTGAAGCGATAACACTTACAACACTATTTAAGGAGGAATGAAAAATGGAAACAGTAAAAGCAAGAGAGATTTTTAATAAAGTAAAGAAATTTAATGAGTTAGCAGTGTATTTATATCAAGGTCAAAGTAAAGTTGAAATAACTTTTGATGATGGTAGCCCTATAACACGCAATTTTGAAAGCTATAAAGACTTTTCAAGATTTGTTAGAGGATATTATATTGATGTTCTATCTATCCGTTTATTAAATGGTGAATGGACTCATGACGGTGATTTTTTCACTATTGAATTTGTATATGACGGATATATAACAGAATTTGAACTTTACGTTCATACAGTAGAATAATATATTGGTTTAAAAAACCTAGATAAAATTATAATGAGGTAAAAAAATGAAATATGGATTAGAAGCAGTAAAAGTGCTTTTGATAAAAATAAGAAGTTAGCGTTTTTGAAGGAGATAATTAAATGAATGAAAATTTAAGCATATTTGATATTCTTTATGATGAATATAAAATAAAAAAACCTATAAGACTTATAGAACTTTTTGCAGGTATTGGGTCACAAGCTAAAGCATTAGAAAGATTAAAAGCAAACTTTGAACATTACAAAGTTGTTGAATTTGATAAATATGCTATTAAATCATATAATGCAATTCATGGAACTAATTTTGAAACAAGTGATATTACAAAAATAAATGCAAGTGATTTAGAAATAGTTAATACTGATCGATACGAATACATCATGACATATTCATTTCCTTGCCAAGATTTAAGTCTAGCAGGCAAACAAAGAGGAATGTCAAAAGGAAGTGGAACAAGAAGTGGTTTGTTATGGGAGGTTGAAAGATTGCTTGATGAATGCGAAGAACTTCCACAAATATTATTGATGGAAAATGTTCCAGAAGTAATAGGGCAGAAAAACATAGAAGATTTTAAAAAATGGCAATTAAAACTTGAATCATTAGGATATTCAAACTATGTTAAAGTTTTGAATGCTAAAGATTATGGTATTCCTCAAAACAGAAGAAGATGTTTTATGATTTCTATTTTAGGAAAATATAATTATACATTCCCAAAAAAAATAAAATTAAAATTATTTTTAAAAGATATGTTAGAAGAAAATGTTGATGAAAAGTATTATTTAAGTGAAAAAATGATTAATTGTTTTACATCTAAAGGAACTGGTAAATTTCCAAGAAGTGAAAGATTTTATCAATCTTTAAACAAAGTAAATAAAGAAAATATAGCAAACACAATAATAACAACAGAAGGAACAAAACCAACTTGTAATTTTATAATTATTCCAGAAGCTACTAAAAAAGGATATGCAAAAGCATATGATGGTGATGGTGTGTATATAAACAGGCCACATCAAAAAAGAGGTGTTGTTCAAAAAGGAATGATACAAACTTTAAAAACAAGTTGTAATGATGTTGGTGTTGTTTGTAAAAACAAAATAAGAAAGCTAACTCCACTAGAATGCTATCGTTTGATGGGGTTTGATGATCAAGACTATATAAAAGCTAGTTCATTAAATTCAAATGCTCAATTATATAAACAAGCAGGGAATAGCATTGTGGTAAATGTTTTATATTATATATTCAAACAATTATTGGAAGATTAAAAAGGAGAAATAAAAATGCAAAGAAAGATTAAAACAGAATTATATAACGATCATTTTGAAAATAGTAAAAGATACAATATACCAAGAGCGCAATTAATTATCGCAGATATTCCATATAATTTAGGTAATAATGCTTATGGAAGTAGTCCAGAATGGTATGTTGATGGAGATAACAAAAATGGAGAAAGTGAAAAAGCTGGTAAATCATTCTTTGACACAGACGAGAATTTTAACATTTATAATTTCTTTAGATTTTGCGATAGATTATTAAAAAAAGAACCTAAAGAAAAAGGAAAATCACCTGCAATGATTATATTTTGCTCATTTCAACAAATGCACCATATAATTGAGTTAGGAAAAGAATTTGGTTATCAACATCATATACCATTAATTTTTATAAAAAAGAGTTCTGCTCAAGTATTAAAAGCAAATATGAAAATTGTAGGTGCAACAGAATATGCTTTGGTTTTATATCGTGATAAGTTGCCAAAGTTCAACAATGGTAGAAAATATGATGAAGAAGGAAAGGTTATACGTGGCACTGGAAGAATGATAAAAAATTGGTTTGAGTGGACAAAAGATGGAAAAGAAATACCAAAGATACACCCTACACAAAAGCCAGTAAACGTACTTAAAACATTAATAGAAATATTTACCGATGAATATGATGTTGTTATTGACCCATGTGCAGGAAGTGGATCAACATTAAGAGCATGTTTAGAATTAAATAGAAATAGTTATGGTTTTGAAATAAAAAAAGATTTCTATAAAAAAGCTAAAGAAAGTATGTTAAAAGTTGATACACTTCAAACAACTATTGATGATTATTTGGAAGATTAAAAATCTTCCTTTTTATTAAAATTATATCGCATTTTATGTTAAAATATGATAATATAATGGTATAGAAAGGAAGTGATAAAATGAAAGAATTTTATTCAATTAAAGAAGTTGCAGAAATCTTGAATTTTAAAGAAAGAACTGTTAGAAAATGGATTGAATGCAAAGAAATAAATGCAGTTAAAATTCTAGGATGTTGGAGAATTTCAAAAGAAGAATTAGAAAGATTAAAGAGAGGAGGATAAACAATGAACATACTTCAATTATTGTCTTCATCTAGCTTTATAACATTAAATAAAAATGTAATAAAAGCGGTTGGATTAGAAGAATCATTATTATTAGGTGAGTTGTGTAGTGAGTATGATTATTGGATAAAAAGAGAAGAATTACAAGATGGTTATTTCTTTTCAACAGTTGAAAATATAGAAGAAAACACTACATTAAATGATTATAAGCAACGTAAAGCATTAAAGACTTTACAACAATTAAAAATAGTTGATGTAAAAGTTAAAGGTTTACCTGCAAAAAGATATTTTAAAATTAATGAAGAACAATTAATTAAATTATTAAATATAAAGTATTCAAATAATTCAAAATACAGTTCTCAAAATTTTAAAGAACTAGATACAAAGAATTTTGAATGTAATAAGAATAAACAAAATAAGAATAAAGATAATAATAAAAAAATAAATAAAAAAGAGTTAGAAAATGAGTTTAACGATCTATGGGAATTATATCCAAGAAAACAAGGAAAGAAAAAAGCACTAGACAAATATATCCAGTGCATTAAAAATAATATAACTAATTATGAAATTGTTAAACAAGGCATAATTAATTATAACAGACATATAGAAAAAAATAAAGTATCAAGTAAATATATAAAACAAGGATCAACATGGTTTAATCAAGAGTGTTGGAACGATCAATACGATATAGAACCACAAAGACAACTAATCCAAAGAAATTTTGAAGAAGAATTTGGAGAAATAGTTGATGATATAGATTTTTAGGAGGAATAAAGAATGAATAAAGAACAAATTGAATTATTAAAGAGTGAAATTGAATTTTTAGAGATGAAGATGAAAGAAGCAGAAGAACTTGATAATGGTTTATATAGAAATGGATTTAAAGATATAAGAAACTTCTTTAAACAGGATTATGAATTTAGACCAATGATAAATAAATTAGAAAAAAAATTAGAATTGTATCAAATGCTTAATGAAAAAGGAATTGATACAAATAAAAATTATTATCTTATTGATGATATATATTTATCTTTAGATGATTTAAAACCATACTTTTATATAGAAAATGGAAATTGGATATATGATAACTATATAAATAGTTGGTCAGGAATGAATGAGTGGATAAATGATTTAATCGACCAAGAATATTCATTATTTAGTGGTAATTCACCATATTGTCATGCTTTTAACACTATGAGTATGAGTGAAATATTTAGCTATATAGAAAATGAAGAAAGACCAAACGAAACAAAACTAGCATTAATTGAAAATTTAGTTGAATTTACCAAAGAAGATGGAAAATTTAAAGATATTCATGATTCAGTTGTAAAATCAATTAAATTTAAATTAGACATGATGAAAGAAAATATAGAAAAAGAAAATTTTGAATATTAAAATGAGAATAAGAAAAAAGGAAGGGTTATAGAATGAAAAATTTTGAAAAATACATTGAAGAAATATCAACAATATTAGCAAACAGTCATTGCAATAATGTTCATTTATGTAATATATGCAATGTTAGAAATGTATGTAAAAAATTAGGAACATCAGATGAAAAAGAAATTCATAAATTTTTATTATCAGAATATAAAGAACCTATCAAATTAACACAACTTGAATATGATATTATTAATTATCATGGGAAATTATCTAAATTTAATGATATTTGTATTTTAATGGAAATGAAAAATAAAGGTCATTTTAAAGATATGAATAGTGCTAAAAAACGCTCAATGACTATTAAAGAAATATTAGAAAATTGTAAGGTGGTAGAAAATGTGGATTAGAAGTCAAAATAAAGAAACATTAATAAACTGTAATGTAATAGAATACAATGATTTTTATGTCGAAAATGCAATTGTTGCAACATCAGAAACAATTAGTAGAACTATTGTTGGAAAGTATTCAACAAAAGAAAAAGCATTAAAAGTATTAGATATGATACAAGGGTGTATTACAGGAAACGTATTACAAAGTTATGAAATTGCTAGAGATTGTCCTTTGGCTGGAATTGAATTCAATGGAGTATTTCAAATGCCACAAGATGATGAGGTGGAATAATGATAATAGAAGAAAATTTCAACGAAACTGAAATAGGACATTTAAACGATTTGGATGGTATTGATTGTCCATTATGTAAAAATAGAGGGTATTTTCTAAAAGAAGGGAAATTTGGTCAAAGCGATTTCATACCATGTGAATGCATGAAGAAAAGGAAGGCTAAACGAATAGCATTAGAAAGTGGCATGGGTGATTTGTTAGAAAAGAAAGCAAGTGATTTTAAACCAATAAGCAACGATCAAAGAAAAATGCTAGAATTAGTCAAGTATTATGTGAAGAATCAAAAGGGAGAGTGGTTATCACTTCTAGGACAATCTGGAAGTGGTAAAACACACCTATGTAGTGCAGTATGTAATTATTTCATTGAACGAGGAATAGAAGTACGTTATTTATCATGGAATACATTTACAGGTGATTATAAAAAAGCTATTAAACAAGGCTTAAATAAAGCGATAGAGGGCGATTTACAAAGAGTTGATATTTTATACCTAGACGACTTGTTTAAAGGCTCACGCAGTGAATTTGACGTTAAAAACATAGCTTATGATTTAATTAACTATCGTTATAACAATAATCTAACAACAATCATATCAAGTGAATACACTTTCCAAGAATTAAACGATATTGACAGTGCAATAGCAGGAAGAATAAAACAAAAATGTGGAATGTATTTTTATGAAGTTGTAGATAAACAAAGCAATTATAGAATGAGGTAAAATTATGAAATACAAAAAAGATTATGCAGTCTATAATCAAAATGACGAACTATTAACTGTTGGTACATTAAAACAGTGTGCTATTGATTTAGGTATAAAGTATAATTCCATAGTTCAATACAGATTGCGACAAGTCAATAAAAAACAAGCTTGTGATAAATACAAGATAGTTGAAATAGAAGATTAGGAAGTGAGATTATGCCAAAAGTTATTAACAAAGATTATGCAATTTATAATTTAAATGATGAAATATTGATGGTTGGAAGTTTAAGGGAATGTGCTAAGTATATAGGCATTAGATACAATTCAATTATTCGCAAGAAAAATGATCAACATAAAAAATCAAAATTAAGAAAGTATTTAATTGTTGAAATTGAAGATGATTGAACTAGACTATGTTAAATTAGTCATTAACATTGAAAAGTATAGATATTATCAAAGATATGTTGAGCCGTTAGAAAAAGAATATGATGAATTGTTAGATGAATATTTTGAATTAAAAAATGAAAATAGAAGTCTTAAGATTAAAATAGGACATTTGCTAAACAAAGAAGATGTATTAACTGAAAGTGACGCACAACGTTATCGCAAACAAGCTATAATGTATAAAAAACAACGTGATGAATTGAGGAGAAAACTTAATGAGAAAACAAAGCATTGAACAACTCAAAAAAGAAAATGATCGTTTAAAAAAAGAAAATAAAACATTAAGAGAAAAACTATCAAATATTAAACCATGCTTTAATGATGAAGAAGTGCATAGATGTAGAAATCAAGCAAGAGAATATGCACATAGAAATGTTAAGTTAAAAGAAGCTAACAAAAATCTAGAATTAAAGATAGATTATTACAGAAAACAAATAAGAAAACGTGATTTAACAATCAAGCAATTAAAAGCAAGATTTGGCATAAAATGATACAAATTTCATTGAAAATACGGTATAATTTAGGTATGGAGGAATAAAAAAATGAATAGTGTAAATTTAATTGGAAACATGACAAGAGAATGTGAATTAAGAATGACAAGCACAGGAAAACCTGTTGCAAGTTTTACGTTAGCAGTAAATACAGGGTATGGAGATAATCAACAAACTAGCTTCATTAATTGCGTAGTATGGAATAAACAAGCAGAGAACTTACAAAAATATACTTCTAAAGGCTCAAAATTAGCCGTTACAGGGGCGTTAAGACAAAGAATGTATGAAAATGCTAATGGGCAGAAAATAAATGTTGTAGAGGTTATATGCCAAAATATTGAATATTTAAACACAAAGAAAAACGATCAAAACGTAAATCAAGAAAATTTTTATAATGTAAACGAACAACATAGCTTTGATATATCACCTGATGATATTGAATTTTAGGTGTATGTAAAATGAATTTTAGAGAAAATTTTAAACCAACAAAAGAAGAAAGAATAAAAAGATATGAAGCATTATTAAATATTCATAAAAAATTAATAGGAAACTGTTGCACTTGTAAACATTATAAAGGAATTAGAACAAGAGGAATTGTCACAGACTATGGAGAATGCAAATTACAAAATATGTTATTTATGCCAAAAAATTGTATAGATAAAAAATTAAATTGTTCTTCATATGAAGAAAATATTAATATTGTAGAAGAAATAAAAAAACATATAAAAGAATTAAAAGGAGAATAAAAAATGACAGTAAAAGATTTAATTGAAGAATTAAAAGCGTATGATGAAAACTTACCTGTTTATTTTCAAGACGATTATTATGATACTTGCGAACGTATCCTTTATGTTAATTATGAAGAAGGAGTAGTTGTGTTAAGATAAGGAGGAATAGACATGAACAAATATCAAGAAGCGTTAGATTATGCTAAAAATCATTTGGATTCTAAACAAGATATAAAAAAAATTGGAGTGTTGAAAAAATTAGTTGATAAAGCGACACCTAAAAAAGCAAAACCTATGTATCTTCCATTGGTCTTCACTCCTTATCGTTGCCCTTGTTGTGGCACTTTAGTAAGAAGTGAAATAGAAAAATTTAATTACTGCCACAATTGTGGTCAAAAGATATTGTGGGAGGATTAGCAAAATGAAATTTATCAATGAATGTAATTGTGTATATGAGCACAATGTTTTAGAAAAAGCCATATTGTTTGAGTGCAAAAATAGAGGTATAGATCCAAGAGACACGTACAAAATATACAACTATCGTGGATATGCAGGCATCTCTATTAAGCACGATAAAGTATCAGTTCATAGATTATTAGGGGAATATATGGTTAATATGAAACTAGATAAAAATATTCATGTGCATCATATTGATGGAAATAAAATGAATAATACTATTTCAAATTTACAAGTAATTAGAAGTAATTTACACACAAAAGAACATAATTTAATTCAATATGTTTCAAAGGATAAATTAAAAGAGAACGCAAGGTTAGGAGCTGAAAAAATAAAAAGAAATGACGTTACAAAAGATGCTATATTTTATTTAAGAAACAAAGGTATGACAATCAAAGAAATTGCTGAAAAGTTAAATTGTGGATATAACACTGTTTGTCGAAGATTAGGAATGAAAGATTATTAGATTGGAGTGATGAAGATGTTGACTAAAGAAGAATGTGAAAAGGCATTAGAAAATTTAAGAGTATTAGAACGAAAAGATAATTTTAAAAAATGGGGTGGTCAAGTAGCCCCACAAATTAGCTGTGATATATTTGAACAATTAATCTCAGAACACTTTGATCCACAACCATACAAATTTGAAGAACTAAAAAAAGGTATGTGGGTGTGGGATGACAAAGGATTGTATTGTTTTGAGTGTAATCCTGCAATAAGTACAGATATGGCTCAATGTGTAACTTATAATGCTTTTTGGTATAACTGTGGAGAAGATGAAGATGAATTCTTTGAAGAATATGATGAATTTGAAGAAGGACGTTTCTATCCTGTAACAAAGGCATTGGAGTATCAAAAACAAGGGGTAGGAAGGAGAATCTGAAAAATGTATGTATTATGTTCAGAAAGAGGGAATTTAATCAACTTTGACAAAGTTGTAGGGTTATATGTATCATCGGATGGATTATCTATTAGAGTTGAGATGGAAAATGGAAAAAGTTGGAAAGTCGGAAATTATCAAAGTCTCCAGGAAACAAAAGAAGCTCTCGAAATTCTATCTAATAAATTGAACGAAAAACAGACCCTTTGTTTTCCGACTAGAGACGAAGTCAAAGCAAAGATGAACAATCAGAGCCAATCATATCATCATGCTACAGGAAAGAAAACGAAAGGTTATGGTGGATCGTAATGGTAGCCAAACAAAAAAGCATTAAAAATATCAGGCAAGAGTTCAAGGATAAAGGCGTATTTTATACGCCTCTAGCCCTTGCCGAAAGATTGAAATCGTATGTAGATATTAAACCAAAAACAGTCTATGATCCAACCTGTGGAGCTGGAAATTTATTAAGCGTTTTTGACGATGATGTTATGAAATATGGGCAGGAATTAGATCGTGAACAGCTAGAGTCAATAGACTTACCGAATTTTAAAGGTTATGCGGGCGATACGCTAGAAGATGATGGTTTTAAAGATTTAAAATTTGATTGCATTGTTGCAAATCCTCCATTTTCAGTTAAATGGAATCCTAACAATTGCAAAGATGATATAAGATTTAAAGATGCTCCGACGTTACCTCCACCATCAAAAGCTGATTGGGCATTTATGCTTCATATTTTGTATCATTTATCAAATGATGGCATAGCAGTTATACTGGAGTTCCCTGGGATATTGTATCGTGGAAATAAAGAGGGAAAAATTAGACAGTGGTTCGTAGAAAATAACTATATTTATCGAGTTGAAAACATTCCTGGAAATACATTTGAGGATACAACAATTGGTACATGTCTCATCGTATTGAAAAAAAACAAGAAAAACACTGATATAATTATATCCAATGACGGATTGGAAAGAAGTGTACCTTTTAAAGAAATAGAGGAAAATGATTTCAACCTATCACCTAGTACATATGTATTCAAGGAAGAACCAAAAGAGAAAATAGATTCGTTAGAATTGCAGATACAATCAAGAACAATTTTTTTAGAAAAATTTAGAAAAGAACTTGATTTTGAAAAAATGGTATGCCAGATGGAAGGTACAGATATTAATCCATTTATAAATGAAATTGAAAAAGTAATACAAGAATTCAAAGGAAGTGAAAGACAATGATTAAGAATTGTTTGAATTGCAAACATTGTAGACAAAATAGCTATACAACTAGTGAATATTATGGATTTAAATGTGAAATAAAAAGAAGATGTTTTGATTATAATTTTAGGCAATTAATAAAGGGGATACTATGTCTTTTCTACGAAGAAAAGGAAGTGAAAGATGATGAATAAAGAAGAATTAATGAAAGAATTGTTAAATAGATATGAACAACGAAAATCAATACAAAACCAATGCACATTATTTATCGTTGATAATCACATTGAGAAGTTAGAAAGAAAGTTAAAGGAGTTGTTAAAGTGAAAAAGATAATTGATAATAAATTATATGATACTGAAAAAGCAGAAAAGATATTCAATTTTAGGCAGCAAAGAAAAACAGGTAATTTTGGAGATTATAATTTTTATAGATGGTTCAATGTAGAAGTTTATAAAACCAAAAAGAATAATTATTTCTTTTATGGATATATAAAAGATAGTTTAGATAATAAAGAGTTTTTAGAAGTAGTTAGTGAAGAAAATGTTAAAGATGTCATGAAAGAATTAGATCCAGATAAATATATAAAATTGTTTGGAGATATAGAAGAAGCATAGGAGGAATATATGAACGAAGCAAAATATGAGTTGAAAAATTGGAAGAAATGGAAAAGAACAGTTCAGTTATTAGAAGAAACACGTGATCAGCTGAAAGACATGAAAAAGGGGATAAATATCGACCCTTTTTCCATGCCTGGAAGTGGCCATAAAAGCACTATCGAACAAATGGATAAGATAATTGAGCAATGTGAACAGTATGATCAATTGATTGAATACTATAATTTCTTCATTAACAGATTAGAAAAGGCATTAACAGAGCTATTGGATGAAACGCAAAGAGAGGTGTGTCTTATTTATGCCAATTATAAAAGTTTTAGACAAAAAGAATTTGAAGCTATAAAAAAGGGATATACTACACCGACATTCTATAGAATATTAAATGATAGTTGCAATTTGTTAAATACTGTCCTCAGTCCAACATTTGAGAAAAATATGAGAGTAAAATCAAATGAAAATGATATATAATGTTAATGTGAGAAAAAACAAAAATCCCAAACATTTCTCACGACATCAACATATCGACACTAGGAGCGAATGCTCCAATCTCACGTGCAAATGGGTGACTAAAACGGTCGATAGGTTCGAATCCTATCCACGTGGCTCGAGCGAAAACAATTGTTTTCATCTTTATCCCATGCCGAAAGGCTTTTTCAATTAGTAATATTATCAAATCAATAAGACTTCAAAAGCTCAACGAAAAGGACAGGAAAAACCTGTCTTTTTTGTTATAGCTAACTATCTATTAAAAAAGGCAAGTGAGTACACCATCAAGACTAATTCTTTTGTTCATTGTTTTTTAGACCTCCAACTTTATATATTTATTCGCATTGGATAGTTAGCTACAACAAGAAAGGAAATTCATGGACGATAAGCTATTAGAAATGATTAAAGATTGTATCAGGAAAGATGATATGCATCCATTCTATGTTAATGGAAAATGGAAGAAAAAAAGGATAGAAATTATGAAAAGAGACCACTTTGAGTGTCAAAAATGTAAGAAAAAAGGCAAGATAAAGGTTGTTAAAGCTAATTCAAAGTACAGAAGTCAAAGAGCATATGTTCATCACATTAAACACTTAAAAGATTATCCTGAACTTGCATTAGATGATAACAATCTTATTACGTTATGCTTCCAATGTCATGAAGAGGAACATATAGATGAAAGACATCAATTTGAAAAGGGAGGTGGATTCACAAATGAAGAAAGATGGTAAAACTGTTATAAGATACAGACCTATGTCTATGTATGTTGAGGATTATTTGCCAAAGCAAAAAGAAAACAAAAACAAGAAAAGGGGTAAAAGAAAATGATTATTTTTATTAAATTAAGAGATGGTACAGAATTGAACATTGAAGATGCTTCTGAATACGGAATGGTTAATGATTATCTAGAAATATATCATGGCCAAGAAATTACAAGAATTAACGAAGATCAGATAGTGTATTATTCTGTTAAATAATTATGAGGATATTCTATAGATGTGACAGAAGCAAATGTAATAATTGTTCATATCCTATGTGCCAACACACAAGTTCATTGAAGCACTCAATTAATTACAATAAAAGACCTAGCATTAAAATTATTAAAAACAAATTTAAAAAGATTGGAGATATGTTCTATGAATAAACATGATCAAAATGATGAGGTAATATTTTATATTGATGATAAACCTATCAAAATAAATCGTAAAAATAAAAAAGTATTTTTTAAATGTGATAGAAGAAAGTGTGATGTATGCATGGGTTTTATTGATGAAAATGCATGCCAACACACAACAGATATAAGACATGCTAAAAATTTTGAATTGCATGGAGATGTTTTTGTAGAAAAATGATACCCCCCGTCTAAAAAAATGGGTCAAAAATGGCCAAAGGGAGAA